CTATCTCATTCATCTTAAAACGTTCCAAATCCGGAACATATGAGATCTCGGTAAATCCTCGAGCAGCCTTTGAGATCTTGGCAGGGGTCCTATCATACATATTATTTGAAAAGCATTGATAGAACTTATTTTTGCCATCACAGGTGGTCACCTTGAATTGCTTACTGAATATATTGGTAAGGGTTGAACCTACTCCATTGGTTCCAGCAACCGATCTCTGCTCACTGTCATCAAAATTCGAACCGGCCTTTAAGTTAGAAAAAATCATTTCTGGAATCCACTCTTTGTGAATTGGATGTTTTTCAACTGGAATTCCACCATTATCTTTTACCGTGATTTCATTTTTATCTAGGTCGAGGATAACGTCGATTTGATTCAAACTTGAATTACGTCGATGCTCATCGACCGAGTTAGATAAGATCTCATCAAAGATCTTAATAAAGCCTGGATTATAAGTCACCTCTTCTTGCCAGACCTTTGATCCATCGTATAGGTGTCTTATCTCAGTATGAGGTGAGGTGGACCCAATATACATAAACGGCCTAAGTAGAACGTGTTCAATATCCGTGAGTTTTCGATATTGGTCTTCTATCTTCTTTTTTGCCATATCACTTAATTGATAATTTTTTTGTCTTTAGTGCCTCTAAAAAATATTTTGGCGCAAGTTTATTTAATAGGACTTGATCAAAGCATTCGTCTAATATGTAAGTCTCAGCCCAGTCATCGTCATTTCTGATAGATCTACCATATGCTTGTAGAAGATCAATTAGGGCCTTCCAATTATACCATTCTGGCTTTGTCTCAAGACGCCTTTTTATTTTTTTACTCGTTAAGTTAGGAAAAGGTACTTTTAAAATTATTTGAAATCGTGAAAGATCGTCCTTTAAATCGACTCCAGTAAACATTGAAGGCGACACGATAACTGACTCTTTTTTAGATTTTAGGTGAGAGTCTAGGGCAGATTCACGAGTCTTAGATTCATGGAAAATAAGGCGATTGTCTTTTATGCTTCTTTGAATCCAAGAGCTTAGCTCATAATTAGAAGTATGTATTATTCCTTTGTGCTCATGATTCTTTTCAAGGATCCTACGTATCACCGGCACAGCCTTTTCAAAAGTATCCTTTTTATGATAATAAGACATTTTGCCAAATTTCACATAAACGACTGGTCTTTTTTCAGGTCGAAATGGACAAGGCAACGCTATGTAACTTGATTTTTCAGGATCAATTCCCATAATAAAAGTGAAAAGATCAGGATCCAATATCGTACCTGACATCATGATGATATGATCGTATTGTTTCCAAAACTGATCCTCCAAATAAATGTTACCCCAAACGGGCTCTACCAGGATTCGGGTCTCTCCATGCTGGTCTAGATCCTTTTCAAAAATCCAATTTCCTTTAAAATTATCTCGATCATTAATAAATCTCCAATATTTACATACGGCCTTATCGATGTGGTCGGCTCGTTGAATTAACGTAAGTTTCTTTTTACGAACTCGAATTTCCTTTGCCTCCTCTAAAAGATCCTCCATCTTGGTGTTCATTAGAGGAATGATCGTAGTTTCAACGTATTTGGCTAAAGCAGTTATTGATTCAATATCATCAAGATCCTTTTCCATCCAGGTGTGCCAAATATCAAACCGTTCAAGGCTTTTTCTAGAAAAGACTGACGATATGAAATCACAGAATGTTTCTTCAAACGAATGAGCCTCGTCTACAATAAGCACCTTTGCACCACGTTCAGCAAGCATATCGGCTGAATACATTGCATAAGACGTTAGCAGGTGAAAGTTAGTAAGGCTTAGTGGACTCTTTATCCAGTGAGATTGCGCAATTCGATGCGGACATACTCGACATGTGGAATTATTAGCTTTATTGAGATAACTAGCATCGCCGCAATCGGTGTTGTGTCTCTTACACCAATAATTGTTTTTGCCCTTGATGTTAGCCGCAAATTTAAAATCTCGGATATATTGATCCTGTAAAATTTTAGTGTTTGTGATGATATCGATTCGAGCCTTTTCATTAATCTCTTTACGATACCAATCGGCTATCATGACGGCCGCATATGATTTTCCAACTCCAGTCGGAGCATCAATAATTGTGAATTTCTTATCGCGTTCAATAGACCTTTTTACAAAATCAAGTATGGTCTGTTGCTGTGGACGAGGGGTAAAATCTAAAGTTATTTCTGCCATGTATTGATTATTTACTGATTATTGAATAATCAGTTTTCAGGTGTTCCCTCATCAATTATACGAAGCCCATACGCTAAATCAAACCATGCAAATTCTTTTTCTGCCATTTTTTTGGTGGTTCTGAATCTTTTACGACATTCAACAATGAACCAATCTTTCCATGATTCGTGCTGAGTCTGAGTCATTGTGTTGTTATTAAACCAGCTTTCTGGATCACTTTCAAGGACGGATGGGTCAATTCCAGTAATCTCAAATTGCTTATGAATTGCCTCAAGTGCAAAATCTTTCTTTTTATTTGGTTTCATGATATTATGTAGTTTTTATTTTTAATCCCATCGTTTTCATAATAAGCAAAACTTCTGCGTTGCCCTTAGCATCGTCTACTGGGTGATGGGTGTGTTTGGTTTTTCTTAGGTGTTTCCATTTTTGAAAAGTGTCCATTTTCATTCCACAGTAAAGATCGCCAATACGTCTTCCTGAATATCCAAATGGATTTTCACCAAGATAGTAGTGGAAGTAATAGTTTATCCACTGCCAATCAAATGCAAGATTGTCGGATATGAAGATCGGGCGTCCTCCCTTATTATTTGCAATAATCCACTCTTTGAATTCTTGCATGACTGTCTTTGGATCATTGAATGTCATGTGTTTTTCTCTAGAAATACCGCTTACTGCAAGGGCATCTGGAATCCAGTTTGGTGAGATTGGAGCAACTTCACCATAAAAAGTTTTAGAAAGGCTAGGTTCAACGATAATGGCTCCAAAGGAGACCATCGAATACACATTAGGAATAGGCCCATCTGCCTCAACATCAACTACTATGTAACTCATATTTGATTTATATTTTTTAAATTGTGGTCAGATACAAACTTTGGATCGAACCATAACATGCGACCAGATGCATCCTTAATTTTTTGTTTTTTTCCATAACACTGCAACCAATCAGAAAAATTAATGAGAGTTAGGTGATCGAATGGATTTTTCCAATCCTTTAAACTACCGCCTCCGAGATAATAGGCTTCGATTGGGACTTGAGTGCAAAGCTCAAGTATTTGCGGGTTAGATAGTATGGCTTCTCGAGCTGACTCGAAAGGATCTTGTTCTGCCAGGTAAAGGATCTCAGCTCTTAAGTAATTTCCTATTCCATTAAAATACCGTTGATCCATTAAAACGAGATGAATCGGCTTATCGAAAGCCTTTCGGTGTAGGTTGTCAATGACATGTTTCTTAAAGGAATCGGTTTCTTCCACTGGACACGGTCCACGATTATTAGAAAAATCATCGACCCATTTCCATTTTGCAAATCTTCGAGCATCGACCAAGCAGAGCTTCTCTTCTCCTTGATATGTATTAATCATCAAGTGAGAATGTTTTGGAGTGGGATTACTGTCTCCGAAACTTTTATGAAAGTACCAATGGCCGGACATTCCCATAGTAACACTTAATCTTTTTTCACCCAATAGGCCTTCGTCAAATATCAATAAAAGTTCTTTTCCCCTGGATCGAGCGCTTACTTTAAATACTTGAAGATCGATCGGTTGAACTAATGATAGTCGCTGTTGTACTTCGCTTGAAACAGAGATTGTCGTAAAGTCTTTATCATGACATACATCATTAATGTATTCGGCCATTATTTTAATCTCGGCTAACTCTGGCATATTCTTAAATTATGGGTACTTTACCTAATAATACTTAAAATTGGCTTGACTTGAAAGATAAATAATAAAAAAATCATGCAAAAATGGCTAATCCTGTAATGAATTACAACCAATTCATGTCAGCTTTCAAAAAGGCAGAGTCTGGATATCGTGGAAAAGCAAACACTGTAAACAACGATAAAAAGGGTTCTGCTAAAATTAAGCAAGAGCTTGCACAAGGCCCAGTTAAAGGAAAAGGTACTCCTCAGATTGGAAAACACACAAGCAAACACTTGAGTAATATCAAGAAGAAAAATGCTGCTGGCAAATAATCCATTTCTAGATGAAAAGAGCAATCATAAGCTTTAATAAATTTGCTCTGCTTGAAAAGAAGGGTGACTTAAAAAAGTTAGTGGGTAAGGACGAGGATGAAGAACTTACTGTAAATGATGCAAAAAAGCTTGGAGTCAAGATTGCAAACATGGACGGTGAAGATAAAAAGAAATACGTCGGTATAATTAACTTTTTGGGAGCATCTTGTAATATTTACAACGAAATCTGGAAAAATTATGAAAAAACCAGAGATCGTAGAGAGCGAAGAGAAAGCAAGAAGAAAGACTAAAAATGAATGCACTATTTGAAAACTATTCTGGAGACACTAGCGCAAAGGACGGAGGTTTCGTCTTTCAAGCAATTGTGTCTAATAGCGTTTCATGGAGCATAAAAAACGGCGAAACACTTATCGATCCAAAAAGGATCTTTTGTAAGTTACACCAAATTGACGTTTTTCCAGATATAAAAATTGAATCTGGATCAGCAAGCCTAACTTATGTTATTCTAAGCGAAGTAAATATTCTAAAGAGAAAATTCGAATTAGCTAGCGAAGCAATAAAGAAAAGAATTTTTCCTGAATACGCAGAAGCACTTCAGACTGAAATAAAATCATCGGAGGATTTACGTAAGATAAACGATCAGTTTTTCAATAATACATTTTTTGATGTAGAGTTGACAACTGATCATTTGGTTTTAAGAGAAGTATCTTCAAGCGGACTGGATTCAGGTGCGCCTGCGATAACTCTTAAAATATCGACCGGAATGGTTGATAACCTTGATGGAGAGCCGATTGAGACTTGGGGAAAGTTTAAAATTCAAATCGACGGAAGCACAAAATTTGAAATAACTAATGATGTTGAACGAATTTCTCAGATAATCGAATATGATTCTGTAGAAAGAACAGATGACATTATTTTTAGAACGATTATTCCGTCGCTTTCTCTAGAATTCAAAGGAGAAAAGGTATTGATAGATACGTATACTAACAGATCATCTAATATAGCCAGCATAGTTGATACAGATTACGATAATTTATTTGATATTGGTGAAGATAATCGTAATGATTCACAGGATTCTGATGATGCAGATAAATAAACTAAAATAATTTAAGACACATGGCCGGTCTACCACATTGGGATAATTCAAGAGCAGCGACTAATTACTATGAACCCGTTTTTCAAAACCAGTTTGAAGTAATTATAACACCACCTGCGGTAATTACTGAAAACGTTGATCTACTAGTTGAGCACGTACTGTCAGTCGGCGGTCTTCCAGAACTAACGCCACATGAAGTCGTCGAGCAAAAATATAAATTTGCAACACGTTCATATGCATCTGGAATTCCTCAATCGACTATTGCTGATTTATCAATTAAGTTCACAGTTAACTTAAATGAGGATAATAATATGTACATCTATAATATTCTTCGAGGATGGGCTGATCTTGCATACGACCCATTGACCGGTCGTCAAGGTCTAAAGCGAGATTATTATGGTGAGATATATGTTGCAGTTTTCAATAAAGCTGGAGATATTTTTAGAGAATTTAGATTTACTCCATGTATTCCTAAAGGAGCACTAACTGCTCAAGCCTTAGATTACAACCAAGGAGGAACAAACTTATATGAAATAACGGCTGGATTTAGAGCTGATGCTTGGAAAGAAACAAGAATCGGTGAAATCATAGTTGGATAAAAAACTAACTTGAAAAATGGAAATCTTTAATGTTAAGCGAAGAGATATTTTAAACTTCGATAACTATATGGACCTTAAGAAACCCGGTTTCGGTGGACCCAGCTCAGCTGAAGCATATGCGGATGGCCGAGGAAAAAGAGTCAATAAGAAACCAAAGCTTGATGGTTATCAACGTACTGTAAAGAGAGATCCTCTTTTCAATCATGAAGTTTATAACCCAACATATAAAGCTATGGGCGGAGACCTTGTTCATAAACAGTCAGTTGGTAAAAATCCATACGACTATCCTGATTCTTACTCACACATGGGAATTCCAGTAGTTCAGGTAGGATCATTAAAGGAGGGTAGAGCTTATTCTTTTTCTCAATTTATCAATGAGGCTGAAGAGGGCGTAGAAAATATTCGAGCGATCAATCTAGATTATGCTGAAGATATTTTATTTGATCGTCAAGTCGATTGGGATGGATTTGCGGATGCTCCTAGGGGAATAAAAGGAAAGGCATTTACTAAGGGCGGACAAACCGTTGCATATTTTGATCAGGACAAAAGAACGCTCGTAATAATGCCGACTGCAACTCAAATGGATCCTAAAGAATTTGAAAAACAATATAATCCGGATGATGCAGGTTATACGACTAGTGACGAATATGATTTTGAGGAAGATGATTTTGAGGAAGATGATCGCGATCTACCTCCAAATTATGAGGCGGAACCGAGTGAAGATTATCCAGAAGAACCTGAAGAATCTAGCGTTAAGGAGATCGAAGCTAAACTTAGATCCTTTGAGTAACGATAGGACGCTCAATTCTTTCTCCACTAGGCATAGAATAGACTAGTTTATTTGGAGTAACAACATATGAATTTTTATTGAAAAGGTTGGCATACTGCTGACCTTTTCCTTTTTTAAGATAGCCGATTGTGCTGTGCGGATTGTAGTCTGGAAAATTGGTGGTGTGTGGAAACTTCTTTAATTCATCGTTACACTTATGTAAGTATGGACCAGACCTAAAGCGATAACCTGTATCGAATTTAAGAACATCGTAATCTTGGTTCTCAAAACATGAAGGATTATGAAGCAGTAGATCTCTAAACTCATAGTTTTTACAAATCTTGAATAGGTCTTCCGGATCTACTGTATCATGAAAGCCAAAAAGCAAAGTAGTGTGAGGTTCGGTCTCCAGCCCATATGTTCGATCCCCAGTCTGAGTGTAAATGTCTTCTTTGTTAATTTGAGAATGAAGAGCTTTAATTTCTGGAAAATCATAATATACCATTAGACAACCGTATTCAAATTTCTGATCCTTTTGTTCGTTTAATGAAGCGACATTTTTAATCCATTCTGAAAATTTCGAGATCACTGTATTATTAATTTTTTTAGGTTTTCAATTTCAGGCAACAGTTCATCGGTTTTTTCATTCTCAATTATTTTGTATGAAAGAGTAAACTCCGGATATTCTCCATCAATGAAATCTATTGTATTTAAGATTGTCGTATATGATAAATTTGAATTTAAGTATATGACGCGTTTATATTTTCTATTTTTTAAATTAATTGCTTTGTCCAATAACTTTCTAATCTCATAATTAAGTAGAAATGACTGAACTTTATTTGGCACAATGAATTTAGTATTGAACTTATCTTTGATTATCTTACTAACATTTAATATGTAGTCATCTTTGCACTTCTTATTAAAGACACATATAAAATGTTTGTATTCCCTAACAAAGATTATTTCAATTTTATTTTCATCCATTTATTCTTTATAATTTTAAAATGGCGATCCCTGCCTCTTCAAGTATACGCAAACCCGTCGTATCGCGATATTCTTCAGAGTATACAACGGTTTTTATTCCTGATTGGACAATTAGTTTTGAACAATCTTTACATGGAGAGGTGGTAACATACAATGTTGCTCCTTCTGAGCTTTGAGTAGACTTGGCTACTTTAAGTATCGCGTTTGCTTCTGCATGTAAAACATACCAATGAGTATTTCCGGCTGCATCCTCACAATCATTTGGAAACCCAGCTGGGGTGCCATTAAATCCATCAGATATGATCATACCGTTTTTAACAATTAGGGCTCCAACTTTTCTACGAGAACAGCATGAGAGTTCTGCCCATTCTTTGGCCATTTTTAAATAGGCAATATGATATTTAGCTTCCTTTTGGGTCATTCTTTGAATTTATAGGAGATGGAAATAATGCTAAAATTATGAGAGATATCATTAACCACTGTAAGTAATTAATACTTTTTCCAAATATTGATTCTAAATCGCCAATGATATACGCACCATAACATATTGCAGATATCGCAAAGGTTGAAAGAACTCGTATCACCACTATATTATACTTCTTCATCGCCTTTAATATTTGTAATGATCCATTTAAACAATTCGTCTGAAAATACATCGATTTCTGAGTCTTCATAATTTTCAGCTAAAACTGAAAATTCAGTAGAAGGCTCTGATGTATATGAAATTAAGCTTTTTCCGATTTGAGGAAGTCTTTCGCTCTTGAAATCATGCTCTAATGATTTTGAAACAATATCAAAATGTCTTTCATATATATGATATGAATTGGCAACATGTGTATACTTGCCCATTTCAAGACTAGGATAAGTCTTTTGTAGATGAACTAACATTTGATTTTGTAAAAGAACAAAGAATGCAAAGTCAGTAGGTAGTCCCCAAACAACATCATTGCTTCGCATATGAACAGTAAAGTCCAATTTATTTTCTCGAATATGGAAGATTCCATACATTGTGCATACAAAATCTTTATTGGTTGAATATTGATGCTCAGGAAGATTGAAATGCAAAATGGCTTGGCGTGAATCTTTATCTTTGATTAGAGAATTAAGTGCCCATTCATATTGAGTTTTTCCAAATCTTGATTTTTTCTTAAATAGGAGATATCCGTATGACGAGTTTACAGTTCCGTCCTCGTTTTGAATGCTTTCCCAAAATTTAGCATATTTTTTAATGAAATCGACATCACGTCGACCCATAAAATACCAAATAAGTTCAGCCGCAATGTATTTCTTCTTAGACGATCTCACCGGAGTAGAATAAAGACACTGGAGAGGATCATTAACGATGAGTGATACGTTAATATTCTCATTGACTTTAAGATCTCTAGGAGTGGATTGGTAATCTGGAGAAGTCATTAGGTCCTTAAGACTTGCTTGATAGACTTCAGCAAAAGAGTCACCTTCGTAAACTTTCATTCTGATACTAGTTTTAGCTTTTATACAAAGAATGGATTAAAGAGTTTTGAAATAAATAATATTGAATACTAGATCTATGAGCGCGACATTATATCCAAAAATTGATTTTTCACAAGTAGACTATGCT